TCAAACTCTTCGATCAACCATGTTACAAGGTCCTGCAAATAATTACGCATGGGTACATCAGCCCATGCCACCCGTTGAAGGGCCGTTGCTCTAGTCAACGTATAAGCAGGATCATTCGGATAACGAGAATAAAGTAAAGACGTTTGTAACTTATCTCTGGCATACAATGGCACTGCACATCCATCAACAAAAGTTGTGTGTGCGGATAAGAAGTCCAACTCCTCCACTGGTCTAGGCTCCATCGAATCAGTCGTGGTTGTTATGCCTATATCTTTCCAAATGGGAATTATACTCTTCGCATTAAAGAAGGTTATAGCAGTAGGAGAAACAGTAAATGTATTGTCATCTCCAACTAATGCTTTTGCTGTATGAGCCTCAAAGGCTTCATAGGATCGCATCTCTGTAGGGGCAGTCATAACCCAAGCAAACGCCAGCAAAATATACAAAATCAGAGTGTTGTCTGTGATGGTATTAACCGATCCAGAGGGATTCCCCCCCAACTTCATAACAAACACTCCTTCAGCCGTTAGAATTAATGTGCTGACCAAATTACGATAATACGTAAGCAATCGTTGTAAATTGTCCTCAGTTTGGTCACTCTCTTGCAACATTTTCCATCTAAATTGGGCGCAACTCCACATCAAATAGGAACGCAATGAAGAGTCATACTGACTTTCATCCAAAGCAAACCCATGGGAGAAGCGTTTAAGCTTCATGAATAAATCATTCCATCCACCTTTCAGCGGACTAAACCCTACCACACTCGCAGTACGCAAATGGTGGGCATAAAACTTCTGATTCATATCTTCAAAAAGCATATTTCCAAAAATAGTGGCTTCTATAGGTCCTGCAGTAAAAGTGCGAATTAAATTCTGCTTTATCTTTTCTGTAGGACGTATTTCCTCCTTCAATGAGTTTCCAAAAACACATGTCCACCGGGGATCATCCTTCAGATGTTCCCACTCAGCGTCCATATACTCCCAGAACTCTGGCCAATTATCGACCATATCTCGTTTTGTTTTATAACGTGCAACCCAAGGCCATCCGGGTGATGTGGACATATCTAGTCCAGCAACAACCTCACGGAGAGTTTTTACTCTTGAGTTCATCATGGCGGGCGCAAATTGGCGCTCCATCCATGAAACAGCAACGTTTAAACCTGCCACAATCTTAGGTGTCAAAGGAAGAACATCCTTTGCATACTTGGCAAGTGATAAGTAAGACGCCTCCAAATTTGGGGTTGGTAAACCCCACCCGTCGCGATTAACATCCTTGTGTTGATCGTTCTCAAAACGGGAGACGTTAAAATCCAAGTGCCGGCGATTCTTGCCAGTGAAGTGCTTTGGAACACTTCCAACAATTGGAAAATAATGCTGTTTAAGCATCTTCTCATGTAGCGGTGATATAATAGCTCTCGCTGAAATTCCCGCTTGAAATTCCAGTGGATAGCGCCTCCAGAACTCCCTTCCCTCTTCCATAAGAGTGGAAGGGGCTGGAGGATCTACTGAAAAAGCATGCTGGCAAGCACGTCCTTCTCATTCATCTTAAGCTTGTTGATCATGTCAACAGTCAAAGGAACAAAGCGGTTCACATTATCGCTTCCAGCGATGTGAAACCCAATCAAAGCTCCCGATGTACAAGAAATTACAGGACCACCACAATTTCCAGCTTCAGTAGGTGCGTCGTAAAGACCATTGGAGGAATAAAATCCGACTCCATGAGATGGTTCAACTTCCGATTGGGCCTTGTACCCCAACTGGATAGCAATGCCATTGGTAGGGACCTCCATCCGCCAACCTGAGGCACAACGCACAGCGCCACGATGGAAGAAAATGCCGAGATCATCTGCAATCGGGATAATTTCACCCGTAAGAATAGCAGATGCGGTTGCGTTACTAATTCCAACTACTCCATCAATATGGGAGTGAAGAGGAACGACAACTTTATCAGCAACTACAGTGCCTGTTGAGGTCATCTGTCCATCGTACAATACCTTAAAAACATGTGAAGCAAATTGTTGATGCACGCTTCTGGTCTTTCCTAAAAGAGACTCTTCTGTCATGTTAACTCGGTTAATCCGTCGCGCAGCCAAATGCTGCTCATGTTCTTGACGGGTAAAGTATTTACCGGTTGTTTTTGCCTTTCTGATGATCCTAGCAGCCCTCGCCACCTGGACGGGTTTTCTAGCCACAGGAAAGTGCTTCATCTTCAGCTCCTTCAACTTTGCGGGGAGTCCTTCTTTCTTCTCAGTTTTAGGAACACATGTCGCAAAGTGGGCACAATGATGGCCACCACACGCCGTATGGCATTCATGCTTCGCATCAATAACCAATGGCATGGTAGGGCAACTAGAGAAATGTACACACTCCAATTGCTCACCTTCCTCATCAGAAGCAGCATCAGCCCAATCCTGGTTCTTTCTAACCTGCTTGGGTTCAAATGTACTTGTACTTCTTTCCATCTGACGCCGTCTTTCGGAACGAGTATCTGCATACTCTTCATATTTATCTTGCAGATCTTGGGCTCGCTCGAACTCCTCTTGCTCACGCTCTTGACGTTCACGTGCAAGATCTTGTTGTTCGAGATCTTGTTCCTCACCGCCTGACACAACATGATCCAATTTCTTGGTTGAGTGTCGGCGTCCTACATACTGTTTAGGTGCCATCACAACTCGTGATCGATTCTTTGAAGAAGATTCACTAAAGAATTTAGGCTCGTAAGTACGAGTGGCAAACCATACAGAAACGACTGTCATTGCTGCAGCCATGTAGGTCAGTTTATGGGCATTAACATGCTCAGCGGCCTGTTTTATCCTTGAATAGACATAATCAGCGGCTTCCGCTCCCATAACTTTGGAAATTTCCCAGAGTGCGCGCTCACGCGTCCACCCCACCCAGGAGTATCCAAGAACTCCTTGATTAGCTAGTGCCGAGGTTTTCTGCTCTTTCAAACACTCCTTACATTTCGAAATTTGAAAGGGGTCCAAAATACCTCCACATCCTGTGCAAAACTTGCCTTTTGGCATCAAATCCACAATAGCTTGAGAAATCACGGGTGTTTCCAACTTCTGGATAACATCTTCTATAGGTTCCTCTTTTTCCTTGCCTTTCTCATCAACAAGTTTATAACAGTCAAAGCATATTTTCTTTCCCTTACTATCACCATTGCATTTCTCGCAACGCTGCTCTTCAGCAGAAAGTCTTTCCTTTCGTGATTCTATAGGTTCTTCGACAGAGGATACAAACGTCATACGGTTACGGTCCAAATAAGCTCTCGACTTATGACCTAATCCAGCTGTGCCTTCCACAACACCAGCTCCGCCAACAGTATCTATTTCCGTGATTACGGCTTTTGCATCAAGGACTTCTTCCTTGATGTGGCATTTGCAATAGCATTTACCATCACCGCATCTTCCGAGGATACGCACATCATTTCCACATGCTTCCAAATCAAGTTCCATAACTAAATGGGAAACACCAGAACCCCAGTTATATAAACCAGGTTGGCGCTTTCGCTCCTCCTTTCCGGCGGCGAAATCACTAACATCCTCGGGTATGTCACTCATGGAGGCTTCTCCAGCACTCCACTTCTTCACAAAGTCAATGAGCCACGTTACATAAGGTAGCCTCTCCAGCATCCTCATAGGGGTCTCAAAACATTTGTAGGACTTGCTAAGGCCCCACACTGGCCCAAGTATAAACATACATGTAGCCAAAATAGTTGACAATAGGAATCCGTACTTGTTCACGTCTTGAACGTTGAACTTATTTCCGGCATGTGATGCACCTTCCGGTGTAAAATCATCCTTCCCTTGTGGTGACATAGGTACAAATGGACTACTAACAGGTGACGCAAATAGACTAAATGGTAAACGTATCAAGTTTATCAAAGAGTTTGCCCCATTTGCAACAGCTGTCACTAAATGAATAATTTTCATCCATTGTAAGTACTCAATATAAGCATCAACCAAAGCTCCAAGCTTAATATTCAAAGCGTTTAAAGTTCCGCTGAATGAGGTTGAGACCAAAGTAATGGCCTGGGAAAGTGCTCCACAAGTTTGAACCAGGGAAGTATTAATTCCACCAGCTAACAACATAATTGCACTCCCGACAATTTCGCCCAATTTCTTAGCGATTGTCCCACACATGTACAGTACCAATGCACACGCGCATGTCCAAATAAGGGTACTTACCGCATTTGCCCATTGTTCTTGGGGAGACACCATAGCGAGGGCTCCAGGCAATTGCGACAACACGGTTATGTAGAATAGAATATGATTCAAGCGCCATTTCAAAGAGGCGCGCCTAGGTGTTTCAACCTGGCTTCCACATTGCAGGGCCTGTTCCAGTTCATCTCTAAACTTACAGGCTTCATCAACTGCACGCTGATTTTGTTCTCGGGATCGCGACTCCTCTCGTGTTGACATA